ACTGTCTGTAAGAACCTTCTATTAATCTCATAAATGATCTCCATATGTCTTGGTAGAAGAGTCTTAAAGAGTTTAAGATCCCACTTCTCCAATGCTTCGGGTAATAAGGTATGGTTAGTATATGATATAGTTTTACTTACTATCTCCCATGCTGGTTCCCATTCAATATGTTTAAGATCGACAAAAATTCTCATCAATTCTGCCACTGCAATTGCAGGATGAGTATCATTTAATTGAACCTGATACCTATTTGGAAACTCTTCTAAAGGAACATGACACTTCTCCAAGTTACTAACCAT